CGGATGATCAATTTCGGCGGCCGGCGCATCAAGCCCGGCGAGCCGTTTACGGCAGGCCATATGCACGCCCGCGGCCTGATCGCTGCAGGCAGCGCCAGGCGTGACGGCGGGGCCAAAGCGGTTGCCGCTATCGAACCTGTGCGTGTGGCCCAGCCGGAAGTCCCCTTCGCTCGAAAATATGTCCCGGCGGACCCGCAGCGAGCGACCATGCTCGACACTTGGCGTCCGGCTACGGAAAGCGAACTTGTCGGTGCGCCAATCGAGGCGCCCGGGCCAGAGGCCGACGAAGAACCCTCGAGGCCCGCCCCTCGTCGCACCTACAAGCGACGCGACATGAAGGCCGAGGACTGAATAATTGCGTCTTCTCGGCTTCGATATCCAGCGCGTGAAGGAAGCCAAGGCCCTGTCTTCGGTCCCCGCTGGCCGCAACGGCTGGTGGCCCGTGATTCGCGAAAGTTTTGCAGGCGCCTGGCAGCAGAACGTCGAGGTCGTGGCGCGGGACGTCATGGTTTATCCGGCGGTGTTCGCCTGCATGACCCTGATCGCCTCGGATATCGCCAAGCTGCGCCCGAAATTGGTCGTGGTCGACGGCGATGGCATCTGGCAGGAGACAACCAGCCCGTCGTTCAGCCCCGTGCTGCGCAAGCCTGGCATTATCCAGAATCGCATCCAGTTCTTCGAAAGCTGGGTGCTGTCGAAGCTGTCGCGCGGCAACACCTACGTTCTGAAGGGCCGCGACAACCGTGGCGTTGTGAACACGCTACACGTCCTCGACCCGGGGCTGGTCTGCCCGCTTGTGTCGGATAGCGGCGAAGTCTTCTACCAGCTCAACGCCGACAACCTGGCCGACGTCTCCGAGCAGATCGTTGTTCCGGCGAGCGAGATCATCCACGACAGGTTCAATTGTCTGTATCATCCGCTGGTCGGCCTTTCGCCCATCGTCGCCTGTGGATTGACGGCGACGCAGGGCCTGCGGATCCAGAACAACTCGGCCAAGTTCTTCGAGAACGGGTCGATGCCACCCGGGATGCTGACCGCTCCTGGCGCAATCGCCGATGAAACAGCGGCCCGCCTGAAGGCGCACTGGGAAGCCAACTACGCAGGCGACAACTCCACCAAGGTGGCGGTGCTTGGCGACGGATTGAAGTTCGAGCGCATGTCGATGACGGCGGTCGACAGCCAGCTCATCGAGCAACTGAAATGGACGGCCGAGGTCATCTGCTCGACCTTCCACGTCCCGCCGTACAAGATCGGCATCGGCCAGATGCCGACCTACAACAACGTCCAGGCGTTGAACGTCGAGTATTACAGCCAGGCGCTTCAGATCCTCATCGAAAGCATTGAGCTTTGCCTCGACGAGGGCCTTGGCTTGGCTGCGTCCGGTCCTCAGGAAATGGGTGTGGAGTTCGACTTGGACGGCTTGCTGCGGATGGATAGCACCTCGCAAATGGCTGTCCTGAAAGAAGCCGTCGGCGCTGCTGTCATGGCGCCTAACGAGGCCCGCAAGCGGATCGACCTGAAGCCTGTCAAAGGTGGCGAGGCGCCACTGGCGCAACAGCAGAACTACTCGCTGGAGGCCCTGGCGAAGCGCGACGCGCTGGACGACCCTTTTGGAACGGCGACGCCACCACCCGCTGACGTTACGCCGCCGGCGGCCAATGACGACACCGCCGCCCAGGCTATGTCGGCCCTGTATGAAATACGAAAGGGGCTTGGCTGATGTTCGACGGCAAAGCCTTTGGCGCCGAGATCGTCGAGATCGTCCGCGGCTATGTCGATCAATCGACCGCGCCGCTACTGGCGCGCATCGCCGAGCTTGAGGCGCGCTCGCTCGTGCCTGGCCCGATGGGCGAGGCCGGCGCCACGGGTGAGCGAGGCCTTGACGGCTCACCTGGCGAGCGTGGCCTTGACGGCGAGCCAGGACCTCAGGGCGAACCCGGCCCAGCTGGCGAGGCTGGCCCGATGGGCGAGGCCGGCCTGCGCGGCGACAAGGGCGAACGTGGCGACATAGGCCCGCAGGGCGACCCAGGCCGCGACGGGCTGGATGTAGACCCGGCCCTGGCGGAAAGCCTTATCGCGCAGAACAAGGCGCTAGGTGAGCAGCTGGAAGCTGTGCAGTCCAACCTGGACGCCACCCTTGCGTCTATGGACGCCCGAGTGAAGGCGCTAACGCCCACCGCCTTGATGGTGGACGAGGTTGGCGTTCTGCATTGCGTATGGCCTGACGGGTCGGTCAAGGCGATCGGCCGTGTGCGCGGCGCCGACGGCAAGAGTGTTGCGACGGATGAATTGGCGCCGATGATCGCCGATGCCGTTCAAAGGGCCGTAAACGCCCTGCCCACACCGAAGCCTGGAGAGCCGGGTATGGACGCCCCTCCGGTGACGGCCGCACAAATCATTGAAGCTCTAAAAGCGTGGCCGGAGGCGGTCATCCAGGTTGTTGCGCCAGAGGTTGAGCGAGCCGTAAAACTGCAAAGCGTTGAGTCTGACGCCCGCAATATGGATGACGTCGAGTTCTTCTCTAGGGTTGCTGTTTGTCTTGGCAATGCCGGGGAAATTGCGCCAAACTGACGAGTTGGACAGGCGCTCGACACGCCCGCCCAACTCTAACCGCCTACGTGAAAAGGACACGCAAATGGCTGACCAAGACGTAACCGCGCCTGACGAGTGGGTGCAAGTACGCAGGGACCGATCTTCTGCTGGCTTTGACCCCGTGGTCACGATCCGGCGCAGCGGCGATATCGGGGTTAGCGCCGATTTTGTCCGTTACGCCAACATCGTCGAAAATTCGAGGGCTTCGATCTACCTCTCGCGCGACAGCCGCAAGCTGGCGCTGAAGTTCCACAGCGACGAAGGCGAACCGGATTCGTTCGTCCTATGCCAGGACGGTGGCCGGTCCAACCAGCGCAAAAGGCTCAGCGGACGGGTCCTTCAGGTGTCCTCGCTCAGGTCGAAATCGCTGCTGTACGACAAGCTTAGTCGCCTCCAGTCCGACAGCGCGCGCCGTTACCGCCCCAACAAGCAAGGCGGGCTCTGGATCGTCTATCTGGCGCCTTGCTTCGAGAACACTTACCGGCTGCGTGGCGAATTGGGCGGCGATGATAGCGGCATCTACCGTTACAGGCTGGGCGGCGAGACGGTTTACATCGGGCGTGGTCAGTTGTCGGCGCGGTTTGCGGCGGCAGATCGGCGTGAATGGCAATTCGATACCGTCGAATACTCGCTGCTGAATGATGAAGCTGCGGAAATTCAATGGGAATCGCGATGGCTCGAAGAGTTTCGAGCCGAGCACGGTCGGTGGCCGGTTTACAACCGGATAGGCGGGCTGCGGCTGGCGGCACGAGAAGACCAGGAGGCCGGTTTTGGATAGAGTGGAAGGCGCGCTCCTGGTCGCAGAAAAGGCCCTTGCGGAAGTCCAGCGGTTGACCGCAAGGGTTGCTGAGCTGGAGGCGTCCGCCAAAAGCGCCAACTCCTTTATTATCGATCAATGTGGCGACCTGGCCGTGGCGACGACAGCTGGCGAATTGAAGTCGCTTGGCCGGGTTCGCGGGCTGGATGGCAAGGACGCGGACATGGACACCGTCCACGGCATGATCATCAACGAAGTGGCGAAGCGGGTCGGTGCGACGGTTGAGAAGGCGGTAGCGGCGTTGCCGCCACCAGAGCGCGGAGAGCCCGGCCCGCAAGGCCCGGCCGGCGACAAGGGCGAACCTGGTCCTGCGGGGCTGGGCTTCGACGACATGGACGTTGAGTCCAAAGACGAGGGCCGAACGATCGTCTTTTCGTTTGAGCGCGGCGATTTGCGCCAGACCTTCGAGTTAGGCTTCTCGGTTCCGCTTTACCGCGGCGTCTTCAGGGATGGCCAAACCTACCTGCCCGGTGACGAGGTGACCTCGGCCGGATCTACGTGGCACTGCAACAAGGAAACAGGCGGCAAGCCCGGCGATGGGTCCGCGGACTGGACCTTGAAAGTCAAGCGTGGCCGTGACGGCAAGGACGGGATCGATGGCAAGGATCTTCGACCGCCGTCCAACGATACGCCTTTCGGGGATCGGTGATGCCGCTGGTCACCCTTCAACAGGCCAAGGAGCATGTGCGGGTCGAGCATGACGAACACGATAGCCGCCTGCTGCTGAGAATCGACGAGGCAACCGATATCGTTATCGACTACATCAAGCGCCCTGATCACGGCTGGACGGATCGCACCGTCCCCCCGCTGGTTCGCGCCTCCATCCTTCTGGCCACCGAGGCTTTGTATAAGGCTGAGGGCGACCCCCTGTCCGAGACGGTGAAGAACCTGCTTCACCG